CGAAGATAGTCTAAATAATCTTAATATTGGTGCTAGTACTTTTAACTTTCAATAAATAGTAATAGATTTAAATTAAAGGGCTTTTAATTAAGCCCTTTTTTTTTAATTAATTCTTATTGAGATCGAATCTAAATTAATATACAATCGGTATTATTTTAATACCCTTAAAACTATTCTAGTAAATACCCTTTACGATAAAAAAAACTTACCCTTAACGGGAGTTTTTTATTATCTTAATACTAATAGTTATCTAATTAATTTAATAGCCTTTAAAACTAAAATATAAAGCTTTAAAACTGTATTAGTTTTTAATTGGTTTTAGATCTGTTATTAATTCAAATGATATAAAAATATAAAAAATATTCTATATCACACTTTTTTTTATTCAAATTCTAATATTTAATATTATTTTTCTAGCTATTATTTTTTTACTGGCAATAAATATTATTTATTCTTAATAAAATTTCGGATCTTGTTATTAACATACTTACTAACAAGTTGTTAACAAGTTTTCCACATAGTTACTCACAAGTTATTAACAAGTTATTAACAGGGGCCCACCCACCTGTTATTAAAACTTTTTGCTTAGGCCTATACCCACTACACAAAAAACGAAATTTGAAAAAAAAAGTTATTTAGATCATTTAGGTGTTATACTTAACTGAGAATAATTATCATTTGCATTTAATATGTCAGAAAGACCACCACCTTTAGCACCTCAGACACCTTTTGAAGATAAAGAGGATAAGCCTAAGAAAAGAGGTAATCCTAATTTTTATAAAGGGATGCCATCTTTAAATCCTGCAGGTAAACCTAAAGGTACGATGAATAAGTATGCAGCTCTATCTAGAGAACTCATGAATGAGAACGCTGTAGAGATCGTAGCAACGGTATTAGCAAAAGCAAAAGAAGGTGATGTGCATTGTTTGAAGATGTGTATGGATAGAATTTTACCAGTTCAAAAGGCTATAGATCCAAATAGAACTAAAAATGATGCCCAAGTTATTATTAATGTAGCTTCTATTGAATCTATTGAACAAAAAGCTAGTGAATATAACGAGGCTGAGTTAGTAGAGCCAGAAGAAAAGAGTGATGATGAAGTTGTAGCTACAATAAACACTTCACCTATAGCTGATAAATTTAAAGATGTCTGAACTTAACATTGATTTGCATCCAGCACAGCTGCAGATCTTTAATTCACAAAAACGATTTAAAATAGTCGCAGCAGGAAGACGATTTGGAAAGTCCTACCTTTCTGCTTGGTTATTACTCATTAACGCTATACAAAGCGAGTCTAAAGATGTCTTTTATGTAGGGCCTACTTTTCAACAAGCCAAAGATATTATGTGGGCAATGTTAAAAGACTTAGGTAAAGACCTCATAGCACAAGCCCATGAGAATACAGCAGTACTCACTTTGATCAATGGAAGAAAAATCTATTTAAAGGGCAGCGATCGGCCCGACACGCTTCGCGGCGTTGGCTTGGCATACTGCGTACTTGATGAGTATGCTTCGATGAAGCCTCAAGTCTGGGAACAGATCATAAGACCTACGCTTTCAGATGTGCAAGGTGGTGCTTTATTTATCGGAACTCCTGCCGGGAAGAATCATTTTTACGATTTGTATAGAGATGCGTTTGAAGATGACGATTGGGATGCGTTTCAATTTACATCAACCGATAATCCGTTTATACCTGACAGCGAAATAAAGGCTGCTAGTAAAACGATGTCATCTATGTCATTTAGGCAAGAATTTGAGGCATCTTTTGAAACTAACTCTGGCGGCATATTTAAAGAAGAGTGGTTTGAGAAATCTGAGGAGCCAGAAGAAGGCTCGTATGTTATAGCAGTCGATCCTGCTGGTTTTGAGTCTATCGAAAAAGAACGCAATTTAAAAAGATCAAGATTAGACGAAACGGCTATTGCGATAGTGAAAATAGATCGTGATAAGTGGTGGGTCAAAGACATACTACATGGTCGGTGGAATGTAAAAGAAACCGCCAAAAAAATTCTTTCATCTGCGATGAAGGTAGAAGCAGCAACCGTTGGCATCGAAACGGGATCACTAAGAAACGCTATATTACCTTACTTGGAAGATGAGATGCGTATCGCAGGACGATGGGTAACTATTGTTGAGCTGCGGCACGGTGGAAAAAAGAAAACAGAACGCATTACTTGGGCATTACAAGGCCGAATGGAACATGGCCAGGTTAGCTTTAATGACAAAAAAGATTGGAAAGAGTTTCTAGGTCAGCTTAATGACTTTCCAAATCACTTAGCACATGATGACCAACTCGATGCTTTAGCCTATATAGACCAGGTGAGTGTAGCAGACTTTGCACACAGCATTGAATTGGCTGATGATTGGGAGGTACTGGATGATGTCGCTGGATATTAAAGACATATTTGAAGAAGATATGACTGAGCAAGAAATGATAGAGTTGCTGCAATATAGTGCGGATGATACAACTCTAGCAGAAAGATACATTGTTGCTTGTCAAATTATTAGTAATTTAACAAAAGATATACCTGATGATATAACCGAAAGAGAAGAGATGGTAGATCTGACAATTTGTAAAATGTTAGTAGATGGTTTAATTGCAGTTGAAGAAGTAAATCGGTCAATTCATTAAATGAGAACGATTATCACTTGCAATTAAGAATGATTACTGTTAAAATCGGCTAAAATTAATGGAGTAATAAATGAACCCCTATGAATAATCAAGAAAACAAATATCAAGCACTCGCTAGTTGGTTAAGTTATCGTCTTGAAGGGTGGAGAACTCATAGAAATATTAATTACATTCCTATGTGGGATGAATATTACAGATTGTGGAGAGGTATTTGGTCTGCTGAAGATAAAACTAGAGCAAATGAAAGATCAAAACTTATATCTCCAGCATTACAACAAGCAGTTGAGTCATCTGTTGCTGAATTAGAAGAGGCAACTTTTGGCAGGGGAAAATGGTTTGATATACAAGATGATTATTTAGACCAGGATCCTAGTGATGCTGAGTATGTGCGTAATTTATTGCAAGAAGATTTAGAAAAAACAGGTTGTAAAGATGCAATTTGTGAAGTTTTTTTGAATAGTGCTATATATGGCACAGGTATTGGCAAGATTGTGGTCAAACAAACTATTGAAAGGGCCCCGGTAGAAGAAACTATTGAAGGCACTATGGCTACAACTCGTACTGTTGTTGAATACCCAGCTATTGATGTTCATGTCGAGCCTATATCCCCTAAAGAATTCTTAATTGATCCATCAGCTAACTCAATTAACGATGCTTTGGGGGTTGCTCACGAGGTTATTAAACCTAGATACCATGTTGTAGAAGGAATACGCTCTGGCATTTATAGAGATGTACCTCTTGATGGTGATTATGAGTCAGTTAAATTCGGTTATGACCCAGAAACTAAACAAGCAGACGAATCTGACTCTGTAAAAATATGTGAATACTGGGGTTTGGTTCCAAAACGATTTTTAAAAGCAAGTCAAGACAAAGATGACTTTGAATATGACAAATCTAATGCAAATGAATTAGTAGAAGCAGTTGTTACTATGTGTAACGACCAACATATTCTTAGAGTTGAAGAAAATGCGTTTATGATGAACGATAGACCGTTCATTTCTTATCAACATGACATCGTACCTAATAAATTTTGGGGCAGAGGAGTTTGTGAGAAAGGGTATAACCCACAAAAAGCTCTAGATGCTGAAATGAGAGCAAGAATTGATTCTCTGGCATTAACGACTACACCAATGATGGCCGCAGACGCTAGTCGACTACCACGAGGAGTTAAGTTTGAAGTGAGAGCAGGAAAAACTGTTCTGACCAATGGAAATCCACGAGAAGCTATCATGCCACTCGACATGGGTACAACAGATCCTAATACATTCAATCAGGTTGCCTCACTTCAAAACATGATTCAGATGGGAACTGGCTCTGCTGATAGTGCTTCACAAGGTGGTGAAACTGCTAGTGGCATGTCTATGATGCAAAGTGCTGCAATCAAACGACAAAAGCGTACTTTAATGAATTTTCAAAACACATTCCTTATACCTTTGATAAACAAGGCAATGTGGAGAAAGATACAGTTTGATGTAGACAGGTATCCTGTAAACGATTACAAATTTATCCCGTATTCAACTATGGGGATTATGGCTAAAGAGTTAGAAATGACTCAAATGGTACAAATGCTACAAACCATACCGCAAGATTCACCTGCATTTAATGTTATTTTGTTAGCATTGTTTCAAAACTCATCAATACATAATAGAGATCAGATTGTTAATGCTCTAATGCAAGGTGGTGAGCCAGATCCACAAATGGAAGAAATGCAACAAATGGGTATGCAAATAGAAATGCAGCAATTACAGGCTAATGTACAGAAAACTTTAGCTCAAGCTAAAGAAGAAGAGGCACAAGCTATATTACATCAAGCTGATGCTATGAGCAAACAACCAAATGATATAGATGTGCAAGAAAAGATACTTAAATTGCAAAAAGATTCTATAGCTATCGAAAAAGGCATTGCAGATATTGAAAATATGCGTTCTGAAACTGCCAGAAACATACCAGAAGTAGAACATTTGCAATCTGAAACAATTTTAAACCTAGCAAAAGCTAGAGAAGCAGGAAAGAAAACACAGGTAACTAATACCGTACAATAAAATGCCAAAAACAGATGAAAAGTTTTTAGTTGACAGACTAGAAATGACAGAAACAGAAGGCTTTATAGATTTAGTTGCCGATTTAAAGAATTTAGAAGAAAGTATTGGTAATTTAAACAATATTAATTCTGAACAAGACCTTTGGGTAATCAAAGGTCAGTTGCGTATCATAAATTTTATTGTAAATTTAGAAAATGCAACACACCTAGCGTTGGAAGAACTCCAAGACGGAAATTCAACATAAATCAACCTTCACAATCCTGAAGAGGACGGAGAACACAATGAGTGAAAGTATAGTAGTAGATGAAGCACCTTTACAAGAGGAACCGATAACAGAAACACAGGAAGAACAAGTAACACAAGAGGCACAGACGGAGGAAACTTCACAATCTGAACCTGAGATTCCTGCAAAGTATGCTGGTAAATCAATAGCAGAGGTTATTGAAATGCAACAAGAGGCTGAAAAGCTAATGAGTAGACAGGCTGATGAACTCGGCCAACAAAGAAAGTTAGTTCAAAGTTTACTTGATGCACAAAATAAAGTAACTGAAACTACTCCACCAGAAGAACCTGTAATACAGGAGGAGAACTTCTATGACGATCCAGTTTCGGCTGTGAATAAAGCCATAGAAAACCACCCTGATGTTATAAAGGCCAGAGAAGAAAGAATGGGTAACATGCAGAAGCATAATTTGGAAAATTTAGATAAAGCGTATCCAGATTGGCAGAAAACTGTTGCAGATGCTTCTTTTCAGAAATTTATTGGTGATAGTGCAACCAGAACAGAAATGTTTCGTAAAGCTGATACTGAATATAGATCAGATTTAGCAATTGAACTTTTTGATTGGTATTCTCAGACACAAATGTCTGGGGCCACACAAGAAGCAGTAGCTGAAGAAAAATCTAAGATTGAGAAACAGATGAAACAAACAAGTTCTGAAAGCAGGACATCATCAGATTCTGTAGGTGGGAAGAAGATTTACCGTAGAGCTGATTTAATCAATCTACAGGTAACAGATCCTAACCGATACGCATCGTTGGCAGATGAGATTCAGTCAGCATACGCAGAGGGTAGGGTTAAATAATAATACTATAATAGGAGAAGTAAAATGGCTTTGGGTACAAACCAAGTAACGACTGCTGTAGCTAATAACTTCATCCCCGAGTTGTGGAGTGATGAAGTAATAGGTGCATATAAGTCAAATCTAGTGGTTGCTAATTTAGTTACTAAGCTATCTCACAAAGGTAAAAAAGGCGATACTATCTATATCCCTGTACCTGCGAGAGGAAGTGCAAGTGTTAAAGCAGCAAACACACAAGTAACATTATCAGCAGCTACCAACACAAAGGTAACTGTGTCTATCGACAAGCACTACGAATACTCAAAATTAATTGAGGACATCGCAGAGGTACAAGCACTAGCAAGTATGCGTAAGTTTTATACTGACGATGCTGGTTATGCTCTTGCCAAGCAAGTAGATACTGATTTGTTTGCTCTTATAGAGGGTTTACAAGGTGGTACAGTAGGCGGTACTGGTGCAGCAGCATTTGAAAATGCTGTTATCGGTGGTAACGGTTCTACTGCATATACTGGTAATTCAACTAATGCCTCTGACATTACTGATGCTGGTATTCGTAGAATGCTTCTAACTCTTGATGATGCAGATGTACCGATGGACAATCGTGTAATGGTAGTTCCACCAATCTGTGCTAATGACATGCTTGGAATCAACAGATTTACAGAGCAACAGTTTATTGGTTCTGGTGATGCTATCAAGACTGGTAAGATTGGACAGATTTATGGTGTAGATATTTATATCTCATCTAACTGCCCAACTCCTGCGGGTACTGACAGAGCAGGTGTACTAATGCACAAAGATGCTCTAGTTCTAGCGGAACAGGTGGGCGTCAGGAGCCAGACTCAATATAAACAGGAGTATTTAGGTGATCTATTCACTTCAGATACTATTTATGGAGTTGCAGAACTTCGTAATGATGCTGGTGTTGCGTTTGTAGTTCCAGGATCTTAATAGTTAATTAAGATGTAACCCCTTCTAACGAGGGGGTTATTCTGAGTTAATTAGGAGTTTACATGCCTTTCTACGATTTTAAATGTGAAGATAATCATGTGAGTGAAGAATTACGCTTTTATGATGAAATGAAAAAGGGTATTGAATGCCCTAAATGTGGCAAACCTGCCCAAAGAATATACTCAATTAACGATGTCAGACCTAGTTATGGATATGAAATGACTAGATTTGCTATGCGAGAAAAGAAAAGACTAAGCAAGGATAAATTTAATGGACATATTTGAAGATACTACAGGCTCAGACTCTACAGATTTGCTTGAAATAGATCGCTTTAAGGCAAAGATACAAGAGATATGGACAAGGATGCTTACTGAGTGTTATTCGCATTACTATGACGAGGATGATGAGGATAGTCCTTCTATGGATGAATTTATGGAAGCTAATGCTCTTAAATTTGCTAATGATTCTGAACCTGTAACCGAACTAGATACATTAATGGACATGCTAGATGGTCTTATGGATGAAGATGAAGAATTAGAGAGTGTCCAAGCAGAGGGTAAAGCACCGACTTATGGCGGTAAACAATTATCTTCTCACAATGAATCAAGCAAAACGGAGAAAACAAATTATGAATATAACCACAAAAGCACAAAAACTCCAAGCGAATCTCGTGCTAGAAAGCAAGGTGGCTCTTATGTGGGTACGCCTACAAACAAAATCAGCAAAAGAAAAAGTGCAAAAGTGGTTACAAAGTATTCGCCACTTATTACAGAAATTAAAGATGAACTAAAAGAACTAGCTGCAAGACAAGCTATTGGTAAACGCAGACAGTTGTTTAGATAATGAAAAAGTTTCATTGGAAAAAGAAAAAATCTATAGGGATGTACCTTAATAGAAGGCAATGGGAAAGAGAGTTTGACCCAAATGCTTCAGCACCTAGAGAAATAGAAATTGAACAAGGTGGATATTTTATTATAACTGAATCTTCTAATCCTGCATCACCTAACTACATTATTACGGAGTAAATATGGCAACAACTAAAGTATCAGCCTTAGCAGCAAAAACCTCATTAGCAGGTAGTGAGGAACTATTAATTAATGATAGCGGTACTTCTAAAAAAGTAACAGCCACAAACTTACTAGCAGGTGCAGCAGTTGCAGATGGTTCTATATCTACAGCTAAGATTGCAGATGATGCAGTTACAGCAGATAAACTAGCTAACTCAATAAACACAGACATTGCCACAGGTGTAACAGCCAATACTACAGCTAATGCTGCCCTACCTAAAGCTGGTGGCGCAATGACGGGTGCTATTACAACTAACTCAACCTTCGATGGTCGTGATGTAGCCACAGATGGTACAAAGTTAGATACTGTTGAAACTAATGCTGATGTAACAGACGTAACAAACGTAACCGCAGCAGGCGCAGCAATGCTTACTGGCGCAACCTTT